TGGTGTAATTGGATAGATAATTTCTGTTTTGTAGAAAATCATCATATCTTCATTTGACCATTGGTCAATCATGTCATTTAACATATCAAAAGCGTCTTGCGCTTCGTCAGGGCTTGGTGTTTCACCTGAAGCTAAAGCACCAATATCTTTCATTGCTCTGCTTATAATATCAATTGGTTGTGCCATTATAGATCACCTATTGTAATTTTGGCTGGTTGCCATGGAAGTTGAGCTTTTTTATAGTTTTTTAAATTATTAAGCTGATTTTCTAAATTGTCAGTAATATGACAAACGCCATTATCTACGGCTTCTTTTTTGATCCACGCAATTACATCTTCTTCTTTAACGTCTGCTAATGGAATATTAAGTGTTTTGTCGCTAAACCACCAATTACCTTCAGTTTCTATTGAGTTTTGTTCGTCAGTAGATGTAATGTGATATTTAGCTTGAGTAATTAATTCACCATCGGTAGCTATTTCAGTTATTTTCCATGCGTGATCTATCATATTATTTTTCTTTTTTAATAAATTCTAAAAAATTTCCTGTGTATTTTTTAACGCCTATATGATTACAAGTCATATTAGGATCAATAAATACTTTGTTGCCTAATTTACGCCATTTTTGGCAAAATACATTATCTTCACTTACTAATTCACCATCAACAAGCTGAACATCAAATACCATTCGGCAAGTTTTGCCTTCGTTTTTATATTCAGGGCTTAAATCCCAAACCTTTTGCAAGGCTTTTTTAGATATTTTTAGAAATCCTGTGCCTACGCACTCAACCTCTATTAAGCCATTTTGTTGCTGTTTTAAGCCATCTTTAAGAGCTTTGACGTTAAAGGCTATGTTGTCAGATTTTTTAACAACTGTAGCGCCAATAACATCTTCTTTATAGGCTATTAGTTTAAATATCCATTCAGGATTCCATTCCTGATCGGAGTCTATAAAAATTAAATAATCAAACTTTTCTTCTATAGCAAGTTTAACTAAATCATTTCTTGCTCTTTGCACTAAACTATCATAAGCCATATAAACAGGTATTACTTCTATACCTTTTTGCATGGATAGTTTAATAGTATTTACCAAACTATTAGCAAACCATACATCTACTCGCCCATCATGCGCAGGCGTTCCTATTAATACTTTAGTCATAACATTCTCCATTTATGTTATTTATTTAAACTATGCTGCAGGCGTTGCTTGTGTTCCTGCAAGTTTAGCTTCTAAATCTGCAACTTTAGCAGTTAATTCTTTAACTGCGTTAATTAAAGGTAACACAAACATTTCGTTAGATACGCCTTGTAAACCATCTGCTTCACGAACATCCCAACCAGCAAAGTTTACTGCACCTTCTGCGTCAATCGCAGCCTTAACATCCTGTGCAATCATACCGTGCATAACTGTTTCTGTATCTTGAGTATTTTCTTCGTTATATCCAATAATATCTGTAGGAATTTCGTTAGAAGGTAACCAATTAAATGTAACTGGATTAAGTCTATTAATAAATGATAGACCTAGTGTGTCAGGTTTTACATTGGTTTTAAGTCTAGCGTCAGATGCTTTAGTCCATGTAGCGTTAGTGTTAAATTGGTTGTAGATATAGTTAGTACCACCTGTACCGATTGATACATAGTTATCGCCTTGGCCAACACCTGAAGTACCAATAACAATTTGGTTTGATGCGCCAGCAGTTGATGTGTGTGCATTAGAGCCAATACATATATTGCTAGATCCTGTAGTTATTGCTGTTGTATTAAAACCTGCTGAAGTACCTAACAATGTATTGCTTTGTCCTGTTGTAACATTTTGACCTGCAGCAATACCAACAGCAACATTATAATTTCCTGTAGTTTGAGAATAAAGGGCTGCAAATCCAACAGCTACATTGTATGCTCCAATAGTATTAGCGTTTAAAGCAGAAGCTCCAACAGCTGTATTTTGTATTCCTGTGGTATTTGCTGCTAATGAAGTAAAGCCAAAAGCTACATTATTGTTACCAGTTGTATTAAGGTTTAATGCTTGATATCCAAAGGCGTCATTAGGAGTACCTGTAGTATTATTAGTTAAAGCATTAAAACCAAAAGCTGAATTATTACCTGCTGTAGTATTTTTTTGTAGAGCATAACATCCAAATGCTGAATTATACGAATTAGTATTTGCTTGTAATGTTGCTGTTCCAAATGCAGAATTATTAATTCCAGACACTACTAAATTTAATGCAGATGATCCAACTGCTGTATTATTTATACCTGTAGTGTTACTAGTTAAAGCACTGTTTCCAACTGCTACATTATATTGACCAGTCGTATTACTATAAAGCGCTTGGTAACCGAAAGCGTCGTTGGGAGAACCTGTGGAGTTATTGTACAAGGCTTGATAGCCAACTGCTGTATTAACAAGTGCTGTGTTTTTATTTAACGCTTGTGCGCCTACCGCAGTATTGTATGATCCTGTTGTATTTGATTGTAATGCTAAATAACCAATGGCTACATTATTAGTACCAGTTGTATTAGAACCTGCAGATAAAACACCTATACCAATATTTTGGTATCCTGTTGTGTTAGCAGTTAAAGCAGATGATCCTAATGCAGTATTAGCAAATCCAACAGTATTAGCTAACAAAGAAGAATTGCCAATGGCAGTATTATTAACACCAGTTGTGTTGTTGTATAAGGCTTGATAACCAAAGGCATCAACAGGTTGCCCAATAGTATTTTTATTGAGCGCTTGATAACCAACAGCAGTATTTTGATAGCCTGTAGTATTAGCTGCTAAAGCACTTGCGCCTACTGCTGTATTTGTAGATATTGCACCACCACCTTCACCAACAGTTAATCCATTAATTGTTTGGTCGGCAGTAAAAGTATTTGCGGCTGTTGTAGCTAATGTAGCACTTACAGCAGGCACGTTTAATGTAAAGCTAGACGCAGTATTTGGGCCTGATAAGGCTACCTGTCCGCCTAGTGTTGCTTGAAAAACTAATTGTCCCATAATAAATTGTCCTTAAGGTGAAATAATAATTTGAGATACGGTCAACGCACCTGTCGATGGGTTATATTTTAACTTACTTGAGCTAGTATTCATAGCTTGATTTCCTGTATTTGATGAAGAAATCACAGGATAATAGACTGCGTTTGTGGTTGTATCGGCTACTGCTACGTTTGATGCGTTTGTGGCATTAGTGGCGTTTGTAACTGCGGTTGTGCCTATAACACTAACTACTTGTGCTGCTGTGGCTGCAGTAAATGCAGAAGTTCCATTGCCATAAGCTAAACCTGATAATGTTCCAACACCTGTTCCGCCATTAGCTACGTTTAATGTCCCAGCTAATGTAACTGCGCCACCTGTAGCTGTTGACGGAGTAAATCCTGTTGTTCCTGCGCTGAAGCTAGTAACTTCACCAGTTCCATTAACTGCAATTGTAATAGCGCCTGAAGCATTAGTAACTGAAATACCTGCGCCTGCAGTTAAAGTCGCAGAAGTATATCCTGTGCCATTTCCTATTAATAAAGCACCATTTACAGGAGTTGTTGTAATTCCTGTTCCGCCATAAGCTACACCTAAAGCGTTAGCAGGTGTTAAATATGACGTTGTTAAAGTGCCTGTTGATGGCACAAAACTAAATTTAGTAGAGCTTGTAGTAGCTGGATTATTGCCACTTGAAGCCGCAGATAAAACAGGATACCAAGTAGAAACTGAACTTGTATTGTCAGTTATGGCTATATTTGTGGCATTTGTGGCAGTTGTTGCAGTCGTGGCCGTTGTAGCCGATGTTGCATTGCCTGATAAAGCGCCTACAAAAGTAGTAGATGTAACAGAAGTTAATCCTGCTAAAGTAGTTGATGAGCCACCTAAACTGATTGCAGTTGTGCCTACAGTAATACTTGAATTAGTTAATGCGCTATTTGGAATAGAAGTTAATCCAGCGCCTGATCCACTAAATTGAGTAGAAGTTAATACGCCTGTGGATGGGTTATATTGTAATTTAGTAGAACTTGTATATTCAGTAGATAATGAACCTGATGTTTGATTAGCAAATAATGGGTATCTAGTGCCATTAGTTGTAGTATCGTCAGTTACAGTTGCATAACTTACAGGCGTAGCCCAAGTTGGTGCGCCTGTGCCATTTGATTGTAAGAATTGACCTGTTGTGCCTGCTGCACTTATAGCTAAAGCAGATGCACCTGAATATACTATTCCGCCTGCTACAGCAGTTAAACTAGCGTTAGTTCCGCCATTAGCTAAAGGCACTTGGCCTACAATGTTTCCTGCTTGAACAGTTAAAATACTTTTATTAACGTAAATTGCACCATTACTTGAATTTACATAAGCTACAGTTCCTAATTTAATTGCGTAGCCTGTTGGTGGAATTGTATTTTGATAGTAACCAGCAGAATATGGTGATAAATATAAAGTATCGCCTACTGTATAACTTCCTGTATTTACACCTTGAACTAAACCAATAGTTGTAACGTAACCTGCTGTTCCTGTAGGAATGGCTTGGTTTGCTAAACCTATAACATTTCCTGTTGATAAACTACTAGCAATAGCTAAAGCCACATTAGGATAAGTATATCCACTACTTGTAGATGTAACATATACAGGTTGACCTACGTTAATTGTAGAGCCTGTATTGTTATAAACTTTTAATTGTATTTCTTCGCCAATATGTAATGTATTGTTTGTAACATCATTGTAATAAGCCAAAGCGTTTTGAGTGCTGTCATACCATAAACGACCTGCGTTATAGCTTGGCGCTGAAATTGCTGTATAAGTTTCATAACTAGAAATTGTAGGTGTTGCCATTGTTACGCTAGTTAGCGTTGAAGCAGTAGAACCTAAAGATATAGATGTAGAACCTATGGTGATACTAGAATTTGATAAAGCGCCATTAGGAATACCGCTAAAGTTAGTTCCTGTTAATGTTGGTGTTGTTGTATAAGCTAATCCGCTGTTATATTGTAAAACGCCTGTGCTAGGTGCTAAAAATGACGTTGTATTAACTGCGGTTTGATAAGGAATATAGTTAGCTAGTCCACCTGCCAAGTTTGTAGCAGTTGTGGCAGTTGTAGCTGATCCTGCCGATGTAGCAAAAGTTGCTGTTGCAGCATTTCCACCAATGTTTAATGTTGTTGCAGTTCCTGTTAAACCTGTGCCTGGGCCACTAAATTGTGTAGAAGCAGTAATTGTTGTGCCACCAAGGGTCGTAAAAACGCCTGTAGAGGCCGTAGAAGCGCCAATCGTTGTTCCGTTGATACTTCCGCCTGTAATTGCTACAGAATTAGCGTTTTGGGTGCTTAAAGTGCCTAATCCTGATACTTGGCTATTAGAAATAGCAATGCTTGAAGCAGAAAGGCTAGTTAATTGACCTTGTGCATTAACATTTGCGGTTAAAGTTTGGTTAGCAGAGCCATAAGAACCTGCAGTAACACCTGTATTTGTAATAGAAAACTGATTTGACGCTAAAGTTAAGCCAGTTCCTGCGGTATATGTATTTACATTAGAAAATTGCACCCATGGCATTGCTGTAACGCCAATTGTGCCTGTGGTTGATGCTGTGCAAACCCAACCTGTATCAATATTTGTAGTGCCATTTAAGATAACAGTATAAGCGCCTGGCACTTCTGACCATACATCCATGTCGGTAGAACGTGACCAAGCACCTGAAGATGCTATATAAATTCCGTTGTTCGCAGAAGTTGACTGATTTTTAACTAAAACTCTATCGCCTGCGGAAATTGTATAACCATCAATAGTTTGTATGCCTGAAAGCGTAATATTGGCTGTTGTTGCTACTTGACAAGCAGCTTTAGGGCCTAAACCTTGCGCTACAGTATCAACATAGAATTTATTAGCTATGTCAGTATTGCTAGATGGAGTAGTAGATATTTGACCTGTTGTGGTCGATATATTAGTAAAAACACCTGTTGAAGGTGTAGTAGCACCAATAGTCGTGCTATCAATCGTGCTATTTGTAATTGTTAATCCTGATTGAACAGGATTAAATGTGGCATAGAATGGCTGACCCTGCCCAATAAACGTATTAAACGTATTGTCTAGATTGAATAACGCCTGAACAGGCAGAATATTCTGATCTATCGTCTTTGCAGGATCAGACATCTAAATTCCCTTAAGATTGGTCAGCTACTGGTGTAACGTATAAAGCTGTTGTTCCGCCTGACGCAATTGCTGTTAAATAAAAAGGTGTTGTTGGAACTGCTAAAACTACAGGAGTTTCCATTAAAGCTGGTAATACAAAATCACCTGTGTTTCCATCAGTAGCAAATACTGCATTAGCCGCAGCAGTTGCTGTGCCTGGTGTAAACTTAATAGCACATGGATAAGCGCCAGCATTTAAAAATGATGCGTAGTTTACTTGGTCGTTAGTCGAATCATTAATAGTAACAGAGCTATGTTCGCTTGTTGTTACAGTTAATGTCGTTGTAGGGCCAGCTAAACGGATTACTGAAGTATTTGCCATGATTTATCCTTAAACTGCGTTAGTAGGTAATGGACCTTCAGCTCTTACAATTTGTAATACATAGTTACCAGTAGCAGGAGTTGCACTAGAACCTGATGTATTAATAAATTGAATTTGAAGTGTATTAGCTGCAGAACATTCTGCTTCAGCATAAGCAATACCTGCTGTTTGTGTGCCTACATAACCAACAGGAATTATAATATCTGTTGTTTGTAAACCAGCTACAGTAAATGTTTGGTTAGATGATGTTGAAGATACAGCGCTTGGAGCTAATGAAGCTGATATATAAAACGTTTCGTGTGAATTTCCACGAGTAACTGTTGTTGATGACATGATTTTTCCTTTGCAAAGAAATCTAGAAACTAGATTGGTTAATTATACTATAAATAAAGAAAAAGCCATCTCGAAAAATGGCTTTCTCTCTTTAAAACATTGTTTACTAGCTTAAGTCGTAACCAAATACATAAACATCAACAGTTGCTGTAACAAATGGTGTTGAAATGTTTACATAAAGGTTTTGAGCAGTTTGTGCTGCAGTTGTAGTTGGGCTGATAACATCAGTAACTGTGTTGCCTGTAACGCCTGTTAAAGCTGCCGCTGTGTAAATAGCTGTTCCACCTTGTGATGGAGCAGTATATAAACCAAATACTACTGTGTGAACGTCTGCACTTGCGCCTGCGTTATTAGCATTTGCAACTACAATTTGTTGAACAGAATATGTAGTTGAATTGATAATAGGAAGGTTAAAGTCTTGTGCTGCAGCTGTGCTTAAACCTTTGTAGACAGCTAATAAGCGGTTAGCTTGATTAGTGCCTAGTTGGGATGGGTGAGCTGCAACGGTGGTTGCTGGGCCTGGATTCGCCATAATAAATTTTCCTTTTTTTTGTTTTCTAATTAGAGGGGATTTTACTCCCCCCTGTCCGTTATATTACTTAAGCTGCTACTCGGCAAGCTAACTCTGGGTAGAGTGGAGCCCAACCGTATAGAACATCAAGACGTGTAGGAATTGAGTCATTGTTAATTGTGTATTGACGAACAACACGCATTGAAAGACCAATTTCTTTGTCAGATGCACGACCTGCGAAATGAACGCCATCAGGTAACTCAAGATCAGCTACTGCTAATGTGAACGCATTTCTGTGCATAATGATGTTTTGTGGTGAAACAGCACCAGTATTGTTAAATGGTGTAACTGTTTGTGAACCAGTTGAAGTTACTGATACGTTTTGGAATTGACCTGCAGTAATAACTGCTGGTGAAACGTTTACAGTAGCTGTGCCTGATGAACTGATAGTTACAGGTGAATTAACAACAAAGTTACGGAGCTTGTTAGAACCATAAGCTTGACGATTTTGTGGGTTTACTGCATAAACGCCAGCGATAGTGATAACGTCACCTTGGTTTAGCGAAGCATTAGCTGAAGCTGCACCAATAGTGATGTTTGAGCTTTGCGCCCAACCACTTGTTAAGAAACCTGTTGCTGTTGTTACGTTACATGAAAGTGTAGCACCTGAATATGAACCAAATTGTTGTGAAACAACGTTTTGATCCATTTTCCAGTTCATACCACCTGAATCACGACCCATTAAACCTTTACGGTATTGTTCGCCAATTGCTTCTTGTGGAACGAATAAACCTTTTAGGCTGTCAACGATAGTTGCTGATGTGAATGGCTCAACGATACATGATCTACGACCATCTCTAGGAGCGCCTTCAGAATCAAGGTAAGCACCTGCTGTTAAGTAAGTGATTAAACCTGTTGGAGGTGTGCCTGCTGTGCCAACGATGTTAGCTGTGTTGTTTTTAGCCATTACTAAACCATCGCGGTCAATCTTGTTAGCGATAGCTGCAACTGCTGGTTTAAGAACACGGTCACTAAACATATCTAAAGATAATGCCAAGTCTTGTGTTGTAAATTGTGTATCAACGTGGAACTGTGTTGATAATGTTACTGGAACTGAAGTTTCGTTGAAATCTTCAACGTTAAGAGCTGGGCCAGTTGTTCCGATGAAACGACCTGGACGTCTTACGTTCACAGTATTACCGATTTTTGCACCTACAACAGCGAATTGGTCATCGTAGTTACGATCAACTTCTGAAGTAAATGTTAATTCATTTTCCAAGACCATCAA